CCATGCCGTTTGTGTGTGAGGTTCCACCTTCAAGCACTAAGGCATTGGATGGGGCTTTAACGGCTCTGACACGTAAGAATATTTTACCTATCCAGTGTAATTTTAAGCTAGGTCACAAACCTGGTGGAGAAACTTGGGTTACTCTAACATTAGAGTATGATGGTAAGGTAGACATTAGCCCTGAAGATCAGACTACACTGAAAGACTTCATGGACTACATTGAGTATCAGAACTCTTACATCTTGCAGCAGTGGGATGAAAAGAACAAAGAGACTATCTCTGAGGATGATGCATCTATTGTAGCATCGTTTGTCAATGTAGAAGAGGCAGACTGATGAACCATCATGCTGAACTAGCTGTCTACAATTACTTAGCGAAAGCTATTAAGGGTGAGACAGACATGGCTGAAGACAACCGTAAGCATGTAGCTGCGGATGTTGAGGCTGCACTAAAGAAACAGTTCAGCAGTGGTCCACGTGACAAGTTTAAACTACGGATGTCCAACATTGGGCGTCCGACTTGTCAGTTGTGGTTTGAGAAGAATGACCCAGAAGATAAAACACCTCTACCCCCACACTTCCTGATGAACATGATCATTGGGGATATTGTAGAGGCTGTCTTCAAAGGTCTTCTTCGTGCTGCTGATGTTGACTTCAAGGACAACGATAACGTTACACTAAAGCTTAGTGATGGTACTAAGATCAACGGCGAGTATGACATGGTTATGGATGGCAAAGTGGATGACGTTAAGTCTGCATCACCTTGGTCATACAAGAACAAGTTTGCTAGCCTAGAAGCATTAGCACAAGGTGATGGCTTTGGGTATATCCCACAGCTAGTCGGCTACGCTACTGCAGCAGAGCTAGGTGTTGGTGGTTGGTGGGTAGTGAACAAAGCTAATGGTGAGTTTAAGTATGTAGATGCATCAGGTATAGATACTGATGAAGTGCTTGAGAGAATCGAAGCTACTGTATCTCACATCAATGAAGACAAACCGTTTGAGCGTTGCTACGAGGCTATCCCTGAGACTCACTATCGTAAGGCTACAGGTAACCTAAAGCTGGGTAGTGAGTGTGGCTTCTGTTCGTTTAAACATAAGTGCTGGGCTAACCTACAGACACTACCTGCTGTTAAGTCTACTGCACAGCAACCGCCTATGGTGGACTATGTGTTTGTTGATCCGCAATACTTAGAGGTTGATCTTGACTAGACGTGCACACCTTAAGAGCTATCGCAGTGGCCTTGAGAGAGAGGTTGCTGCGTGGCTTAAGGGCAAACAAAAGAAAGTCAGATACGAATTACTAAAGGTAGAGTGGGAAGACTTAAAGTATCGTACCTACACACCTGACTTCGTGCTTGACAACGGTATCATCATTGAGACTAAGGGTATCTTTGATTCAGCAGATAGGCGTAAACACCGTGAGGTACAGCGTCAGCATCCAGAGCTAGATATACGATTTGTATTCAGTAATGCTAAGTCAAGGCTTTACAAAGGTGCTAAGTCAAGGTACTGCGATTGGTGTGACAAGCATGGCTTTAAGTGGGCACACCGTGTGATACCAGAAGATTGGTTAAACGAAGACGGTGAAGAGATTAAAGCTAAACGAATAGAAGTTAAAACAAAAAGGAAAGTATGATGGGTTACACATTAAGTGAAGATGAAATAGCTATCGTAATACGTCCACAGAACTACGAAGAAGATTGGAATGGTGATGTATCTATTGAGCTATCCGCATCTAACGACAGCCCTGTACCTGAAATGGTTATGGCACATATCATGAATATAGCTACGATGATGTCTGCTTTCCTTGATGTAGCATCTGAACATCCTGACATTTATGACTTAGTAGAAGAACATCGTAATCATCTTATGGGTGTTGACGAAGAGGAAGAAGAAGCGCTAGAAGTCACACGTGAAGGTAATGTATATACATTGAATGCTTGGACTAAGACGGAAGGTAACGCATGAAGAAAGAACCAACACTAACATCTGTTTCGCTTGACGATATAATAGATCCAGTAAATAAACCCATACACTACAACCAAGCTGGTATTGAATGTATTGATGCTATAGAAGCTATGACTGAGAACATGTCAGGACAAACAGCACCACACGCTGCTAATGTTTTAAAGTATCTATGGCGTCACGAATACAAGAATGGTCTAGAGGATATTGATAAAGCTATCTGGTATCTCAACAGACTACGCCAACGCTATACGGAGAAACATAAATGATTAGCCAGGATGACATAGATGCAATGAAACCACAGATGCCACACGAGAAAGTAGGTGACTTCATTAAAGCTTTTAATGGATCTCTTGACCCTCGCTTGTGGATTAAGCTTATTGATGAAGAGATGGCTGAGCTAATGGCTGAGAAGTATGGTACAGTAGCACACCTAAAAGAGCTTTGTGATCTACTATATGTTTCTACAGGTCTTGCACTTACTGCACCTGATCACATAGGTATGCTTATGGGTGACGCTGAGCGTGAGACAGTTATTAAACAACAAGGTACGGTTAGCCGTTTGTTAGACAGTGGCTTAGAGCATTACGGTGAAGCGGTTCTTAGTGAGGCATTCACACGTGTACACGATAGCAACATGTCTAAGCTAGACAGCAATGGTAACCCTATCCTACGTGAAGATGGGAAGGTTATGAAAGGTAAAAACTATAAGAAGCCTGATCTTACTGACTTACTGGAAAAGGCAGCATGAAGTTTGATATTAGAATGACAATAGATATAGATGAAGAAGACAACATACTTCCTATATCAGAAGAAATGTATGAGCAAACCGTTAAGGAGCTTATACAGGATGTTGTATATGACCTAGATGCAGAGATTAAAAAAATAGAGGTAAAACAAAAACCATGAGCAATTACTTACCAACAGACTACCAGAGCTTCATTGCTCTATCACGATATGCCAAGTACTATGACGGTGACGGGCGAGAAAACTGGGGTGCTACTGTAGGCCGCTACATACTCAACCTAGTAGATAACAAGGTAGACCAAGCAACAACAGATGAAATACATAACGCTATCTTAAACTTAGAAGTCATGCCATCGATGAGGGCTATGATGACTGCTGGCCCAGCGCTTGATAGAGATAACACAGCAGGTTACAACTGTAGCTACTTACCCGTAGATGACCCTAAAAGCTTCGATGAGGCTATGTACATCCTCTTGTGTGGTACAGGCGTTGGGTTCAGCGTCGAGAGGCAGTACGTTAGCAAGCTCCCTGAAGTGCCTGAGTTGTTCTACAGTGATACCACAGTCGTTGTCAAAGATAGTAAGGAAGGTTGGGCTAAAGCGTTCCGTCAAGTGTTGGCACTCCTCTGGGCTGGTGAGATCCCTAAGTGGGATGTTTCTCGTGTACGTCCTGCAGGTGCTAGGCTAAAAACGTTTGGTGGTAGAGCCAGTGGCCCAGCGCCTCTAGTAGAACTATTTAACTTTGCTATCACTACATTCAAGAATGCACAAGGGCGTAAGCTGTCTAGTGTAGAATGTCATGACTTGATGTGCTTCATTGGTCAGATTGTTGTTGTAGGTGGTGTTCGCCGTTCAGCTATGATTAGTCTGTCTAACCTAAGTGATGACAGAATGCGCCACGCTAAGTCAGGCCAGTGGTGGGAGACTGCCTCATGGAGAGCCTTGGCTAACAACTCTGTATCGTACACTGAGAAGCCTGACATGGAAACGTTTATGCGTGAGTGGACAGCACTGGTAGAGAGTAAGTCTGGTGAGCGTGGTATCTTTAACCGTGAAGCATCTAAGAAGCAAGCAGCTAAGTTTGGGCGGCGTGATAGCAATTATGAGTTTGGCACTAACCCGTGCAGCGAAATCATCTTGCGTCCATATCAGTTTTGTAACTTAACAGAGGTGGTTGTACGTGCTACAGATACTGTGGAAGACCTTGCTAGAAAAGTTAAACTCGCTACGATTCTGGGAACCATTCAGTCCTCATACACAAAGTTCCCTTATCTGCGGAAGGTGTGGACAAACAACACAGAAGAAGAGCGCTTGCTTGGTGTGTCACTTACGGGAATAATGGACAACCCTCTTATGACATCAGCAAATGCTGGATTGGAGAAGACCCTTGAACACCTTAGAAATGTGGCTGTTACTACTAATGCTGAATGGGCTGACAGGCTTGGTATACCTCATAGCGCTGCGATTAGCTGCATTAAACCATCGGGAACAGTATCACAACTGGTGGATTCAGCCTCTGGGATACATGCTCGCCATAGTCCCTATTATATCCGTACTGTGCGTGGTGATAATAAAGACCCCTTAACACAGTTCATGAAGGATGCAGGTGTACCTAACGAGCCATGTGTAATGAAGGGTGACACTACTACAGTGTTTAGCTTCCCTGTTAAGTCACCTAACAAAGCAGTCACTAGAAACGATATGACAGCCATAGAGCAGCTTAAGACGTGGCTTACGTATCAACGCTCATGGTGTGAGCATAAGCCTAGCGTGACGATCTCTGTGCGTGATGCTGAGTGGATGGCTGTGGGTGCATTTGTGTATGAACACTTCGATGAAATGTCAGGTGTATCATTCCTGCCACACTCAGATCACACATATCAGCAAGCCCCTTATCAGGACTGCACCAAGGAAGAGTATGAAGAAATGCTTTCTAAGATGCCAGCTAAGATTGACTGGGAGCTACTCAATGAATACGAAAGTGAAGATAACACAGTATCTATGCAGACGATGGCTTGCTCTGGGGATAGCTGTGAGATTGTTGACTTAGTATGAAACAGTATGTTATAGTAGGCAGGTCCGACTGTATGTACTGCAGCAGAGCAGTAGGGCTTATAAGAGACAAAGGTGGAGTAGTTAGTTACTACTCTATCAATGATTCCAAGTGGGTACTTGACTTATTTAATAAAGCATCTATAAAGACAGTACCTCAGATATGGGATATAGAAGGTAATTACATAGGTGGTTACCAAGAACTAGAGAAACAATTAGAAGGAGTTTAATATGTTCGCATCCGCAATCCAAGCACTAGTAATAGTTGTACTTACTGCAGGGTTCTTTGATGAAGTGGTATTTCCAGCAGGGGAGTACGCTATTGAGAAAAGCACTGAAGCTTACGATGCAGGTAAAGAACTGTACCAAGAGAAAGTGATTGGCACAGACTAACAATGTAAGGCTCAGCGTTAAGGCGCTGGGCTTTTCTTTAACGTAGGAGATGCCATGCAGTTAGATTTGTTTAGCACTAAACACTCTATAAGAAAAGACAAAGATACAAAAGTATGTAATAAGTGTAACCTAGAACTGCCTGTAGATTGTTTTTCTTTTCATGGCGGTTCTAATTACCTAAGACCTGAATGTAAAAAATGCAACAATGAATTAAGTAAAGTCCGATCAAAAATACGTAACTCTGTAGAACCACCTTCTAAAGATTACTGTTGCCCTATATGTAATAAAAATGAAGAATCTAGTGCAGGAGCAGGTAATTCTAAAAATGGCTCTTGGGTGGTAGATCACGATCATCACACAGAAAAATTTAGAGGTTGGTTATGTCATAGGTGTAACAGAGCATTAGGGTGTTTTGAGGATGACATAGAGCGAATAGAAAGAGCTATAACATATCTAAGGAAAGCGAATGAACGCACTTGAGCCACCAGTAAAACAATCACGGTCACGCCGAAAGACAAACTATAAAGGTGCAGCTAACAAGAAAACATCTGGGCTTATACCAAAGACAGATAGACAGAAAGAGTTTCTACATCATCTAAAGGAATACAATCAAGTCTTTGTACTAGGTCCAGCAGGTACAGGTAAGACTTACGTCACAGCCACCTACGCAGCAGACTTATACACTACCAAAGATATTGACAAGATAGTTATCACACGCCCTCATGTAGCTGTAGGTAAAGACATTGGGTTTCTACCTGGTAGCTTAGAGGAAAAGGTTTATCCTTGGGCGTTACCTGTGCTTGACGTGCTAGAGAAACATTGGGGTAAGGGTACGTTAGAGACAGCTATCAAGAACAACAATGTAGAGATGGCTCCTCTGGCGTTGATGCGTGGGCGTAGCTTTGACAGCGCTTTCATTATAGTAGATGAAACACAGAATATTACTACACATGAGCTTAAGATGTTGTTGACTCGTGTGGGTGAAGGTAGTACTATTGTGCTTAATGGTGATATACAACAGTCAGACTTAAAAGAAGGTGATGGTCTGTCTAAAGTTATTCACTTAGCAAAGAAACACATGATACCTGTACCTGTTGTGGAGTTTGGTGTTGATGACATTGTACGTAGTGACATCTGTGCACAGTGGGTAAAGGTCTTTATGAAGGAAGGCATATGAGTCTAGAGAAAGAAGCACAATCATTTATCTCTGGGAGACATAAACAGTTTAGAGAAGGGTTACAAGAAAACGCTAGGAATCTACAGCAATACATAGTAGATAACGTGCACAATACAGAAGAGAAACATCAAGCATTGAAGAACTTAGTAGAGGTGCAGATGTGGGCAGAGCGAAGTGCAGCAATGCATGGGTTAAAAAAGTAAAGGGGCCGTTTGGCCCCTCTTCTCATTCTGTAGCATCTTTTAGGTACTTCTTGTAGGACTTACCCCACTCTACGAAAGTACGATACAGGATAGTGCGCTTCACACCTTTATCGTCTTCACTTATGTCAGGATCATCATCCACCATCTGTAGAGCATCATCAAAGCTAACACCCTGTGTATACCCTACAGCAGCGTGACGTTGTGCCCATGCTTCCTCTGCACGTTCCATTTCTCTAGAGCCAAGCGCTTGATACTCACTTTGTATATATGCTTGATAGTCACCCTTGAAACGATCAGCATTAGCAAAGCTTTCTAAGTCATCACGCGCTTCACTACGAGCCAGTGCAATCTGTGTCTTCAGGAACCCTTCTAGTTTATTACGCTTATCTGTTGCGCTGGGAGATTCAGTATAAATGGAAGTCTGTATAAACTCTTCTGCTTCACGAGCTAGGTTACCCTGTAGCTTCTGTTGCGTGAACAACTCTAGTGTAGCATTCTTTTCACGGTAAGGAGAGTACAACTTAAAGGGGTCCACCTGTAGACGTGTCATCTCTTTTTGTAGAGCATTCTTAGGGGGTCTTCCAAGGAAACCAGTAAGCTGTTTCTCAATAGGGTTATACAAACGTACAGGGCCATCACCAAAGATGTCAAACTTGATAGCGTCATACCCTTCGTCTACAATGCCTTGCTCACGTGCATATTCAATCTGATACTGCATACGAGTAGAAGACTCAAAGAAGTTTACCAGTGGTAGATCAACATCAGGGAAGTCAGGTAGCTGACGTGTCACACGCTGATAGAGATTCATAGGAACGTTAATACCATACAAGTCTAACATGCTCAGTGTAGGATCACGTGTCTCAGCAATGTAAGAGCTACGTGGATCAAACTGACCATAGAAGTCCTTCAATGCAGCAGCAGGGTATGTGAATGCAGACATCTGATCACCCAATGCTTTAAAGATAGGCTCCATTGTACCTGCATCAATAGCACGTTTTACATCATCATACAGCCCTACACCAGGACGAAACTCTGTACCTGTGAATATCTTAGCCATGTCATCCATGACTTCACCGTCTTTCTTGACAGGTAAGCCTTCCATTTTACGTGCTGCATAATCTGATACATAAGCAAAAGCAGCAGCAGGGCCAAGAGCAGCTTCAGCATTACGTATCTGTCCTGTCATAGGATCACGTGCTTCATACCACTCCATATCATCGTGCACTTTATTACTGTACACACCGTAGTACGCACCAAAAGAAAGCCCTGCACCTGTCATAGCTTTACCCATGTCCTCTGCGCGGAAGCCGTGACGAATGGCAGTTATACCAGAGTAGTCACTAAAGAACTTAGCTTGTGATGCCAAGTAGCGTGGAAAGGGTACAGCAATAGTTAGGAAGTTATTATGTGCAAAGTTGATAAGCTCTTCAGTTTTTTTACTTATAGCACTAGCTTCTTTGCCACCAAACCTACGCTGGAATGTAAAGGCTAATGATTCTTTCAACGCTTTATCTAGGATGTCATCAGGTAGTTGTTCTATCGTGCCCTTCTTAAGCATATCCATCACAGATGTGCCCAGCGCATCATTACCTAATTGCTTAAGCTCACGGTCAATCGTACCTGCAATAACAGCACGTTTAACTACGAAGTCAGACATAGTGTTGAGCGTGTTAGCTGCAGCACCTGCTTTAGCCAATAAAGTATCGCCTACTACCTTAGACTCTGATATGGCTGCATCGTGGAATATACGAGAGAGTTTATCTGGTGCTTCTTGACGCAGTGTGGTTACAAGAGCATCAGCTACATACTGATCGTTTGTGAGGTACTTTAAGTTATCCAGTGTACCTTTAAACGTAGCGACAGAGCCTTTAGCATTACCTGATAATAACTTAACTGCAGAAGTGTTAAGTTGATCAAGCATATCAATACCTGTCATAGCTACAGAGAAGATATTGTTTCGCATGGTAGTAGCTGGCTGTGAAGTCATAAACATACGTCTAGCATCTTCTAAGCCTTTAGCCTGTCGATACACACGGCTAGACAGACTACGATTAACTTCTTCGATTACTTTTATGTCTTCTGCTTTTACAGTAGACATACCTGCATCATACAAAGTATCTATCTCTTTACTATACTTCTCTAGCTGTGCTTTACTGATCATCTTCTTGCTACGAGATACGATCTGACTTTGTGCAGCAAGCTTACGAGCAGCCTCACTGATCTCAGCAGCGTAAGCCACAGAGATTTGACGTGGCGTTAGACCATAGTCATCAGCAATAGCTTTAACTAAGTCTGAACCACCTGCAATATCTTTAGCTAAGAACTCTGTAATGCGTTGCCCCTTCTCAGGTTTAACACCTAGCCCTTTAGCTAGTTCATAAGACGCAGCAGTAATCCTCTGTATAAGATCAGCATTAAAGCCCCCCACAATGCCATCAGGAAGTTCATCACTGAAGATGTTCTCCCGTACTACATTGCCTTCCTTAACAAGATTGGGATCAATAGCACGAAGGGTGTTGTCTGTGATATACTTCATCAGACGTTTACCCTCTTTAGTCTTAGCAGCATCTTCACTTGTATTTTTAGCTTTTACTCTAGCTGCTACAAGACGTTCTGCGGAGGCCCCTCTCCCTTCCTCTATAACATCTACTAATTTATTAGCACCTCGTTTCTGTAGCATAGCAGGAGCGCCATAGGCTACAGTACCAATACCAGCACCTAATAAACCTGAAGCTATAACATTACCTGTGTTCACTTCATATTCTTCATCTATCTCAGGTGCAGCTTTCTCTCTTAACTTCTCACTACCAAACGCAGATGAAGCAGCAATAGAGCCATCAATAGCCCCTGACACAAGAGAACGTTTTATAATCTGCTTTCCTGTTTCACGTAGGGCCGCTAGAGATGCAACCTTAGTTGTTTGTATTGCTGCAGTACCTGTACCTGCAGAGCCAACACCAGCCAGTACAGATGCGTAAGTACTAGGTGCAGTAAGTGTAGCAGCTAGATAGTCTCCTACTTTCTCTATACCACGGTCAAACAATCCTTCACCTTTAGAGTTATCAAAAGCAAACATCAAACGTCCGAATGCTTCTTTCTCGTTCTGTGGTGTTTTAGTGTCTGACATGTAGTAGAAGTCTTTAGACATACTAACTTCGTTCATTGTCTGGTAGCGGAAGTGTTCTAGAACCTGAGACACTACATCATCAGCAGACAACTTCTTAATTTCATCATCTGTGTAATTACCTCGTTTACTCTTTAAGAAGGTAATAGCATCACTAAGAAATGCACCATTAGACTTTAGTTCAGATAGCTTTCTATCTTGCATATACTCAGGAGAGTAGTACGTATACTTATCTGACATTTATTTACTCCGCTGGGATTTGCTTAAGGATCATCTGAATAAGCTGTGGATCTTCTTCAATACCCTCTTGCTTTAAGAAGTCCTTAATAACCTCTGCATCAACAAACTCTGTACTAATGTCTGGAATGTTTTCATTTAGATCATTAAACAGTCGTAAAGCTAGTACCGCTTTGTTAATATCATCTTCTGACACGTCTGGCTGTGGTAAGACAGGAGCATTATCTATTTCTGGGGCACTTACTACCTTATCTTCTGGTATCGTAGGGCTTCTGTCAAAAGGACTACCTTGCAAACCCTTCTGGAAACGCTTGAACTTAAACTGAGCACCTAACTCACCTTGAGGTAATCCTTTGTCTTTACGTTCCTTGCGGGACATATCCTGCCACTCATCATAAGTCACACCATTAAACTCAAACTCACCTGCAGGTTCAGTGGTAATTTCTACACCTGCATCAAAGTCTGGGCTTGTAATAGAGAAACTCTCAGCACGTCTGATAACCTCATCTTTAACTGCTGGCTCAAGAGTCAAACCAAAGTCTTCACCCATAGCTTCGTCTAGATCATCCTTAAAGTAGCCAAGCTCTTCTTCGTTTGTAGGTGCAATTATATTAGCTTTCTCTAATAGAATATCAATTACTTTGTCTGCCTTCTCTTCAACAGACTCTGTACCTTCTTGTACTTCATTTATTTGCTCTACAGCAGACTTGATGACTAACGCAGGAGCCGCTTCTAATGTAGGTGCTAGAGCTTGTTTAATAAGCAGGTCAGCTACTTCAAGCTGTGTGTCTGGAGAGGCGTTATTGATCTCTTTAAGCACGTCTTGTCGCTTATCTTCAGGTAGTTCTTGAATCGCTGTTTGTACTTCAAAGTTACTCTTTAGTACTTCAGGTACTGCATCCTCTACTGGAGTCTCTACCTTTGGTACAACAGTTGATTGTAGATCATCCTTTTCTTCTACAACAAGTTCTTCTTCTGGTTTTTCACCTGCAATAATAATGTCAATCTCTGCATCCGTAAGCTCACGGCTTTCTGCAATAGCACCTTTGATAACATCAATAGCGAAGTTGCTTTTAATGCTTGAATTAAGAGATGTTGCTTCGTCTTGTGAATTTACTGAACGAGATAGCTGATCAATAATCTGGAAGCGCCCTACACGCCCTGCGAACAGTTCATTACCCCGTCCTGCCATGATAATCTGACGCTCTAGGCTGGACATAGAAGAAGCTGTATCATTGACAGCTTTCTTAATTTCACCTGCATTTGTGTTATCCTCTGTGTAATCAGCAAACTGTACACTATCGTTAAGATCAAAGTTAGTAATACCTAGTGACATAAGCTTAGCTGCGTAGTTCTGTGTACGTGTTATGTCTGCAGCAGTATAATCATCTTTACTTAAGCTATACTCTGAAGTACGAGAAACATCTGAGAAGATATCTTGTCTACCCCCACCCAAAGATTGATACGCAATCAAATCATTTACGTTAACACCCATATATTTCATGTTCTTAAGCTGTTGCTCTGCTGACATGCGAGGATCAAGCATAAACAAGTCTTTAGCTGCTTGAGCAAAGGACCGTTGCTTAGCACCCTCACTTTTAGGGTCTGTCTCTTTCTGTAGTGACGCAGTTTGCAAACCAAGGACTTGCCTAATAGCTGCATCTGCTGTCATACCTTCAGGTAACTTAAAGTCATCAGGCATATCTACAAGAGACAGGATCTCTGACTTATCCAGTGAACCTAGTTGATTAGCATCACGATATTGTTTTGTATCATATACATCTTTATACAAGCTAGTCACATCTGTAGCATCAACAAGAGCTACAAACTCGTCATCTGTCAAATCAAAGTCACGCTGCATAGCAGTTTGTATTTCTTTAATTTGTTTAAACTGCCCTTGTGTTTTCATGTAAGAAGGTGCAATACGTTTAGCTGCATCAAAACCGTTATCTAATAAGTCTTCCATACGATCTTGTCGGCGCTCAATACCTGCTGTAAACGTATCAGTAAAGCCTTTTAAGGCATGTGCCCAGAACATCTTTGCACTCATGTTATTGCTCCTTCGCCATTAAGCCTTTAGGTTCTTCTTCAGTAGTTACAGCTTCTTGCACTGCACCTTCTGTTGAGATAGACGCCTCGACTTTTTCCATAATCTTTTCACCTTCGTCTAGCGGCCCTTTGACCTTATCTAGCTTAGCTTTAATGCGACTCTTTAATTTAAGTGCTTCTTCTTCTTTTTCATCTCTGTAGTCATCAAACGTAATCTTATAATCCTCAATACCAATAGCTTCAGCGAGAGAGTTAATATGTGCAGTAAGTAAAGGGCGTAGTAGTATTTTTACATCTACAGTGTGCATACCTCTTAAAACACCTGTACTAAGCATAGCACCTGAGATACTATCCAAAGGTGCTCCTGCATCAATTAGATCAATTACATCGTTAAGAACTTCATCATCAGCGAGCCGTTCTATGTACATCTCAAGTGCATCTAGTGGATCAGAGAACTTAGAAGGTTTCTCCCACGGTGCGTTGCTTGGTTCTGCTGTAAGAGACTGACCTGGAATAGGTCCATCAAAAGGAGAAAGTGCCATTTTTGTTATACCTTATTTAGTGAAACCTGCACCAAAGTAGAGTCCTACAATGGCTGATACGATATGTGTGTCTAGTGGAGTTATTACAAAGCCTTTAGCCATCTTCCACTGTATTGATTCTGCTGGACCAAAGAGCCAAGATAACGGACCACCAGTAGCTTCAGTGTATCCTACATATACGCTTACATCAGGATACCATACAGCGACTAGCTTTGGCAATACTATAATAGAGAATACAGCAGATAAAGCTATGAGCCTACGTGTCCAAGCAAAGTGTTTATCATTCTTACCTGCGTCACGTGCATCAGCTACAGCACTTCTGTTAAACTCTGCACGTTGCATCAGCATCTCTTGCTGAGCTTGTTTAGCTTTTATGCTCTGACCCCATATAGACATAACACCACCTAACACAGTAGAGAAAAGCATTGTTATTAATTCTAGGGGTAAGCCGAACATTAAAGTGGAACCTCTAAATCACCTAACTTTTCGTCAGTGTCAGGTTTAGTCCATGTTTTTAGTTTTGCACCATTAGCATCTTTAATTGTGTACAATGTACCTGTACGCTTTTTATCTGTCATAACTGCAGTTGTAGTAATTGAAGCTGCTTTCTCATCCTCGTTAGCTACAAGGTTGTATGTTTGTAGTCTTCTTTTTAATACCCCTCTAGGGTAGTCTGTTCCAGATTTAAAGTTTGTTGTAAACCCTATTAAGGAATCCTTAC